GAAGTAGCCCGCGTCGCTGATCTGATCAATGATGCCCTGCATAGTGCCGTCCGTGTTTCCGAACCTCACCGTTAGGGTTTGTTCTGCGTCTTGACGGTCGGCTGGCTCGGTGATCTGCAGCGTAACGCCAACGAACGTAACAGACTGCCCGGCGTTGCGGGGTGCGGCGGCCTCTAACGTGAACGCCACGTCGAGCGAATTGTCGACGAACCGGTACGCCTGGCTCAAGTCAGGGTGCCATATTTCGAGCGTGCGGTATTCGCGTTGCGCCTCGGGCACACTCGCCACGAACCGTTCCCACGCGGCTAGGGTCGCCATAGGTCCTCCAACAGTGCGACGATGGCCGACAAGTCGAGCACGGCTTGATCTAGCGGCATACTGAACGCGTCGAACGCTGCGATCAGGCTGTTCGTGTCGGTCAGTGAGAATATGCCGACCTCCTCAATCGCCAGCAGCGAAAAGGACACGGTCCACAATTTGCCGCTTTGCGTGGCTTGAGGTACGGTGTCGACATAGCATTCGTGCAGCCGGGGCGCGCCGTCAACGATCAGCGGCACGTTAAACGACCGCGCGCCGCTTGCGAGTATGACGCGATAGAAATTACGCCACACTTGAAGCTGTAGCGCGGTCCAGCGAAACGACACGTCAAACATCACCCACCCGCTGTCGTCGTTCAGCACGTAGACGGGCGGGCCGCTCGCCAGGTCGTTACGATACACGCGATCTTTCGGCGTGTATGCGTTGGACGACACCAGCGGGCCGGGTAGGTTCGTCGGATAGTTTATCGCGCTAGTCACTATGCCAGGTTCCTAGATACTTGGAAGCCCTTCTGCAGGGCCTGCGCGGTGTCTCCGCGACCAGACTGCAGCGAGCCGTTAATTTTGCGTTCTGTCTGTTTGCCCGCGTCGTTAATCATCACGACGATCTCGTCGCGGGACACCTGCGTGCCGGTGACGGTCTGCGGCGTGCCATTTGATATTATCGTAACGTTTGCCTGTCCGCCACCGCCCGCGCCCGACTTCATAGGCGTGATGTTGCCGCCCTTGCCGGTGGGTAGCAAGAACTGCCGCCCGCCTTGCGTCAGGATCTCGGGCGTGCCGCGTTCGTTGATCGGGTGCGCCAACGAGCCGGACGTGGCGCCGCCCATCGCTCGGCCGCCGCCCTTGGCGCCTTTGAGCGCCGCGAAGATCCCGACGAACTGGCCGGTCATTATCGCAACGTTGGCTATTTTCTGCGGCAACGTGATCGCCGTCGGATCGCCCAGTGCTTGCGCTTTTGCTTGCGCGGCCATGATAATGGCAATAGTTGACGCCAACGCGCCGACGCTTGATATGATCGACGCGGCCCGTGCGGCTGCGCTGTTGCCCGTGGCGGCCAGTATGCCCGAGATCGCATTCGACGTGGCGTTCAACGCGGTCAGCATCAAGTCGGCCTCCCCGCGCTTTATACGGGCCAATTCCTGCGCCTTTCTGCGCGCTGATTCAATTTCTGTGTCGTCGACGTCCTTTATGCGCGCCAGCCGCTCGGTTTCGATACGTTCCTGCAGCGCCTTGATCTCGTCGGCGGTAAGCTGAGTCTGTGCCAGTAGCAGATCGCGACGTTCGACGGCCTCGCGGTTTATCGTCTCGCGTTCGCTCTCGCCCAGTATTGCGAGTTGTCCGATCTCCCGTTCCTGCAGCGCGGCAAGCTGCGCCAGGCGCTCGGCGGCGATCATGTCGGCCAGCGCGGACCGTTCGGCGGCGGTCTTAAAGTCTAGCGTCTTGACGAATTCTAGCGCCTCGCTCGATTCGCGTTCAATGGCGGCCCGTTCCGTCTCGCCAAGACGGCGGATCGCCTCAACGGCGGCCGTCTCCTTGTCGGTCGCGTCGCGGGCAGGTTTAGGCATACTGCCGCCGAGCTGCGGGTTCAGGATCGGATTCAGCCCGCTGGGGTTGCCTAACCCGCCAGTGCCGCTCGGTGCGCCTAACCCGCCGGAAATATCTTGAAACGCGGCGGCAGACGGTGAGCTGGCGCGCAGGTCGCGAATTCTCTTATTGATCACGTCAAGCTCTGCAGATCGGTCGGCCAGCGACTTGACGGTCGGCAGGCCAAATTCATTCAGCCCGAGCGACGTGGTGTCGCGCCCGCTTGCCGCCGTCGCGGTCATGGTGTTGACCATGCCCTGCAGCCTTACGCGCTCTTTGAGCAGGTCGTTCATGTCACGGGCTTGTTGTTGCTCGGGCGTGCGCTCGGCGGCCGTAGGGCCTACCATAGCCTGCACGCCTTGCGTCAGCAGACGAGCGCCGGGTATTTTACCGATGGCGCCCAGTATGAATCCGACGTCTGCCGCTTGATCCTCGGGGCCTATGAGCGACTGCATTTTCTCGGCGGCCGCGCTGGCCTCGTTGATCTTACCGACGAGCCGCGCCAGGTCGCTGATCGCGGTTGACACGGCGGCCGAAAAGCCGAGCCCCTCGTCGGCGTTACCGATAGCGACGGACAGCTCGTTAACAAGGGCCTGCGTCACTTTCTCGATAGACTTGGGCAGCTTGTCGAATTCAACGTTTGCGCTCTCCGACGCACTGAGCATCGCTTGGAACACGTCCTGCGCGGTCAGCTTGCCCTCAAGCATACGCTTGCGCAGCTCGCCCATTGACAGGCCCATTTCGCGCGCCATAGCGCGGGCGATCTCGGGCGTACTGTCGATAATGCTGTTGAATTCCTCGGCCCGTACGACTCCGCCCGCGAACGACTGCGACATCTGGCGGAGTGACTGCGACAGCTCAACGGCCGAACTGCCGCCGATAGCGCCTAGCTTTGACATCGTATCGACGAGCTGTATTATCTCGCTGTTAGTGGCGCCCAGTTCCTCGCGCGCCATGCTGAACCGCTCGAACTGCGACGCGGTGTCCGCGATAGCCGACCCGGTGTCGCTGGCCGTCTTGACGAGCTGCGCCAACGTCGTGCGGGCGTTTTCAGCCGACCCAGTGAACCGGACGAGCCGACGTTCGAGGATCTGCATATTGTCCGCGATCAGCAGCACGCGGCGGGCCGTCTCGACGGATATCGCCGCCGCAATGACAAGGCCCACGCGCTTAAAGGCCGCCGTTGTGGTTTTCGCCACGCCGCCAATATGCCGTTCCGCTTTGTTTAGGTCGCTAGTGTCCACGCCTAGCGTGGTAACGAGGGTGCCCAGTGCTATTGCCATTTATCGGGCTCCTCCTTCATGTGATCCGCAAGGGCGGCGTACAGGTTGTCTAGGTCCTCGGGGCTGTCTATCTGATCGGGCGCTTGGTCCTCGTCAATGCCCTGCGCTACGAGATACCCTGCGCGCATAGCTTGAAAATCAAACATACTAGCGCCGTAGAAGTCGCCGTACTGGCCGCCCATAGCCAGCCAGCTTTCCAAAAAACTGCCGACAGGGAACCCGGCGCGAGCCCGGCTATCTCGGCTAGTGCTTGCTGGTTTCCGATTGCCGACTTTTTTGTATCACCTATCATTGCATGACTGAGTAGCACGCGGGCCACCATAGCGCACTCTTGGAGCCCATAACGCGTGATCAGGTCCTCGACATCGACCGTGCTGTCATTCGCTGCGCAGACCAGCACATCGCGCACAGCCTCGGGAGGCATAAGGCCCGCCGCCAGCTCGCTGAACACCTCGGACGGGTCGCGCTGCGTCGCGGCAGTAACGGCCACAAGGAACCCGAAGTCGGCGCGCATAACGATGCTGCGGGCGCCGTCCGTGAAAACCTCGTGGCCTGGCTGTCGCTTATACACGATCTACGGTGCTAGGCTGAACACGCCGATAGTGACGCTGGTGTCGTCGTCGTACGTCCAGACAAAATCCCCCGACGCGTTCGCGTAGCCTGGTGGGATAGTCAGCAGGCCAACGTCGTTGGTAAGCACGACCAGCGATAGCGCGGCGACGGGAAGGGCGCCGAAGTTAGCCGCCCGAGCCGACGCGACGGGTGCGGCGACGGTCAGCGTGTGCGTGGAGCTGTCGGCGTTTTTCATCACGACTAGCAAACCGCTGGCCGCGTCGACAGAATCGCCCGCAGTCGTGGCCGCAACGAGCACGGCGTCAAGGTCTGCGCGCCCTGCTTTTGATACACTAATTGGTACTAAAACAGTCATGTTATACGTCTCCCACGACAGACACGTCGCTGTTGCTTTGGAATGTTGCCTCGAAGTTTAAGAGGCCCGGCGTGTCGCCTGTCTTACCGAACGAGGTGATTGAGAAATCACCCTCAATGTATCCGCCGGTGTCGAGGTTTAGCAGTTTAAAATGCCCGCAACGCTGGCCGCTCGTCGCCAGGGCGGTTAGTCGTCCGCTGCCCACGACGTTTAAGCCTGTGGCGGGGTCGGTGATGCCCGTGCGCTGATCAGCGACGCCGGAGACGTTAATCGTCGCCGAGCTGTAGCCGGTCCACTCGCTTTCCGCGTAACTGCCCGGCGTCGAGCTGTTGGTTGTGTCCTCGACCGGGTTGTCGAAGGTGTAGCCGCGCGTCTTAACGCCGCCGCCCAGTTCCCACAACGTGTCGGCGTCGTTACGGATCAAAAAGACAAGTTGCCGTCCTTTCGTGATGTTCGGATCGCAAATAGCCATTCCGGCCTCCTATCGATTGCGGTACGTGTAAAAATTCATCGAGTAGATGAACCTCTCGTTCTGATCTTTGCCGAGGGCGCCCGGTGGGCTCGTCTCCTCGAATCCTTTATAGTTTACGCCGTCAATACACGCGTTGTCTAGTTGCCCGAGTAGTAGGTCGCTGATCGACTTGGCGCGGGCGTAAACGTCAACGTCCCGCGAGCCCGTCGGCGCGCCCTGCTTCTCGCCGCGTACAAGGATCTGCACGCCGGGTTGCTCGAACAGCGCGGTTAGTTCGGACGTGACGCCGACACCGGCCAGGCATAACACCTGCGCGTCGGACGGCCCCCACTCGCCGCCGTATAGGTCGGTCCCGATGGTGCCGAGGCCCGCCGCTTCAATGATCCGCATGACCGCGTAGTATGGCGCTTGAGTCGTCAAAACTTGGCCCGCCTTGCGATGATCGCGAGAATCTGCCGCGTGTTGCCTGCAGCCCTTTCTAGGAATTTAGGCCCGCTTCCCGGTTTGGTGAAATTGTTAGTTGCTGGCATCTCGTGGACAAACGGCGCGTACTCGGCGGTGTACCCGACGGCCACGATCGGCTGTCGGCCGCCGATAACTTCCTTTGTGAATGACGAATTGACCAGCACGCCGAATTCCATCGGCGCCAGCTCGTTAGACTCGCCCTCGATGAATTTGCCCGCCTCGAGCATACCGGCGCCGGTGCGCCCTTCGATCTGGCGGATCTCGCGGTTTAGTTTGCTGATAACTCGGGGCAGCCCGGCCGTGCGTGTCTGTCTCACGCGAACCACGCCTTGCGCAGCGTGCCGCCGCCTGTTGGCGTAAAGCTCAACGCCCGCACGTCGTTGGAATCGGTAACGGGTGTCGGGCTGGTCGTCTCGCCGAAAAACACCATCGAACCCGCGACAAGCTCCGGGGCGTACGCGTAGCACACAGCGGTGCTCACGATGGTGTCGCCGTTGCTGTCGGTGAATTTCTTCTGCACGTAGGCGATCCGTGCGCTGTATACCACTGGCGCGGACCACGACATGCCGCCGAGGCCGTCATTGCCGACGGCGTTCCATACGGTGATTTTTTCAGGTAGCGGGAAGCTCAACCAAAAAAGGCGACCAGCGCCGGGGCCTTGTCGGCCTGTAAGAGACACCCGCCGGTCAGCGTGTTAGCCGTTTGGCCGTACGGGGTTGACACGATGCCCGCCCCGCTAAAACCGCCGACGGCGCGCTCTACAGTGTAGTTCTCGAACGTCTCGCGCTTGATGATGCCCGTCGCCTCACCCACTTTAGCCATTGCCATAAGGTGAGCGGCGAGCCATGCCTGCGCTGCGTCCTTTGCCGGATCGGTCAGGCCGCGACTCAACAGGCACGCGGAAATTCCGGTCAGGATAAACCCGGCGGCATCAATGAAGGGCTGTACGGCGGCGTCGTCCAGTGTCGCCCCGTTGATGGCCTTTACGGTCGCGACGGTCGCGGTCATGGTGTTACTTTTTAGCCGCTTTAGCTAACGCGGACGCGTCGGCGGCCTGTTGGCTTACGGTGGCTTCGAGCTGCGCCTTGTCGGCCAGCAGCTTTTTGATTGTCTCGTTGGCCTCGATTAGCTCGGCGTCGGCCGTGCTCGGCACGTGTGACGCGACCGCCAGGTCGGCCAGTAGTGCTACTTTATTGACTAGCGTCGCGGCGCGTTCAGCGGTCATTTCGACGTGCTGCCCGACTGCGTAGTCTAGCGTGTTAGGGCGCACAACGAC